GGAGAACCCGTAGGCTCGGCACAGCGAGCACGTTTCGAGCTCTGCCACGGCTTGATACCAGCGCTTTGCGGCTGCGGTCGTCATGCGGCCACCTTTTCGTCTTTGTATTCCAAAATGATTCTCGGATTGCCCTCGGCGTAGGCATGCTGCACCGCATCCCGATACCGATTCATCTGGTCGGTCGTCATGAGCCGCGTCACCGGGAAGTCGCAGCGCTCCATGATTTCCAGCTTTTCGGCGTAGGTGAATCGGCCCTTGAACAGCCGGTCATACATCGCTCGAAAGTCGGCATCTTCGGCGCGCAGGATCGGCACGCCGTGCATCAGCTTGCATTCCGCGTGGACCGCTGCCGCCGTGGTGTCGCCAAGCTCGCGGGCAATCTGGCCGTACCACACGTGCGTGACGGCGTTGGCGTCCAGACTGCGATCCTTGCCGGTCTTGATCGCAACGCGCAGGAACTTGTGCGCGGTCCATTCGGCACGCAGCTTGCCAATGATCCGTTGCAGCGATTCGGCGCTGTTGGCGATTTCGTAGTTCACGGCCAAACCCCATCCATTCTCACGTCAGCCCAAGGCCCGGCGTCGCGCTTGCCGATCGTCTCGCCTTGCGCGTTTTCGGCGTACATCACCGTCGCCGGAATGCCGGCATTGGCCAGCACGTCCAGCCATTCGGCCGCGAGCGTCCAGCGGGCGCGGTTTGCTTGCGCCGTCTCTGACAGTTTCGCGTTCACATTTCCACCCCTTCCGGCTCGTGCCGTTTCATCGCCTTGCGCCAGCGGTCTTCGGGATTCTTTTGCGTGGCGCGTGTCGGCTTCGGCCCGGTCCAATCCTCAAATCGCATGCGGTCGAATCGGTGTTTCAGAATCACCGGCTCGCCGCGTGCGATGTTGCGGCCCTTGCCGATGATCACTTCGGCGGCACCAGCCATCTGCATGGGTTCGTAGTAATCCTCCCGATGCAGCAACAGCACCACGTCCGCCTTTTGCTCGATCTCGCCTGACTCGCGAAGGTCGGTGAGCGTCGGTCGCTTGTTCGCGCGGTCTTTCATCTCGCGGTTCAACTGCGCGATGATCACCACCGGGCAACGAAACTCCTTCGCCAATTCCTTGCCGCCCTGCACGATCGCGCCGTAGTCGAATCGCGCCTGTTTCGGATCGATCTTCATGTCGTGCATGTGATCGACCACGATCAAGCGGACGGGCGCTTGCATGTGCGCACGCCGGGCGCGGGCCATGAGTTGGGGAATCGCAAGTCCAGGCGTTGCGTCGATCAGCAGCGGTGCCGCAAGCAGCGCTTCGTTCGCACGCGCCACCGCCGCCCACTTGATCTCGGCGTCGGGGTCTTTCGCGTCAGGCTGTTCAACCCAGCGATAATCGACATCGGCGAGACACGCCACCGCACGGGCCGCGCATTCCTCGGCGGTCATCTCCACCGAAAACCACGCGGTGCGGTTCCCGCGCAATGCGTTGAAAAACGCAAGCTGACCGCCCATCACGCTTTTGCCCATCGATGGACGCCCGGCGATGATGTAGACGTTGCCGTCGCGCAGGCCGTTCAGGCGTTCGTTCAAGTCGTGCCAAGGCGTCGGCAGGCCCAGCAACTTTGGACCATCGGCCCAGCTTTCGGTCATGCGGGCGTATAAGGATTTCAGCGCGACCTTGGCGGACTCAAGACCACCGCGCGCGCGGTTCGCCTGCATCGCCGTGAGCTGGTGCACGGCGTTCGCAACCAGGCTTTCGGAATCCGTGCCGCCGTCGAATGCGCCGCCGGCAAGCTGCGTTCCAGCCTCGATCAAGGTCCGCAGTTTGGCCTTTTCCGCGACAATTTCAGCCCAAGCGACGATGTTCGCGGCCCCCGCCGTAGCGCCCGCGATCTCCATCGCGTAGCCGGACGCTTGACCGTCGCCGTTACGCTGGAACCATTCGGCCAGCGTCACCGCGTCGAACGGTTGTCTGCACGAGGCAAGCTCCGTGATGGCCTGAAAGATCAGACGATGCTCGCGCCGGTAGAAATCCTCGGGCTTGATCCAATCCGCGACCTTCGCCAGCGCATCGGGCGCCAGCATGATGCCGCCCAATACCGACGCCTCGGCTTCGATGCTGTGCGGCGGCACGCGCAGGATGGATGGCTCGCGCAGGACGGCGCTCACGCTGCACGCTCCATTCGATCCATGGCGCGCTCGAACGTCCGCGTCACCACGTCAGCGCGGAGCAAGTAATCGAAATTTGGGCGCCAGTTCGCGTGCGGCTCGCGATAGGGTCCGGTTCCGTTCGTGAAATCGTCGGCTTCGTACTCCGCGGCGAGCGCTTCCCAAAACTCAATCGATCGCCGCTCCGGCGCGGCCTGCCATGCGCTTCTGATCAGCGTGCGCCGCTTTGGTGTTACCCCTCGCGCCTTCGGCAACTGCGTCAGCGTGCGGTTGAACACGTCAACGATGGCCTGATACGGAATTGCATCGGATCGTGTAGGTGGTCCTTCGGCGACAGCCGATGGACTTGATTCACCGTTAGGTGAATCATGCTTTAAGTCTTGGATTAGTGGATTAGTGGATTGGGGTTCCGTTTGGAAACCGTTTGGCAACCCAGACGTAACCCGCTGGGTTTTTCTCTCTCTGGGCGGCCTGCCGCCTAGCTTTCCGATAGCGCGGTTGTGCTCAGCTTTGGCCTTTGCGGCCTCCAATTCATCCTCAACACGCTGCTGGTAGTACCTTCCGTCACGCTCAAAAAAGAACTCTTGCAAGATTGTGGAAACCGTCTGGGTTTCGTCTGGGTTTCTTGCGCGTGCCCAACGGATAGCTTCGGCTTTCGTGGGGGCCTGTTCGCGGTCGTAATAAGCGTCCAGAATCAACGTGTAAGCGCCGTGCTCAAGCATCGAAAGATGCCCCGCCTTGCGGGCGTAGTCTCCAAGATGCCGCTTGTAGTAGTTCAAGCCGCGCCCCCGTCTTCCGGTTCCGTGGCCTCGTCAGCCGTTGCGAGTCCGTGTTGAATCAGCAATGCTCGGGCTTCATCGCGCTCGCGGCGGTATTGGTCGCGTTCGTGGCACGCTTGCCGCCATGCTTCCGTAATGGCCACGATCTCGGCTTGCGCAGCCGTCACGATGGCGTGCTCAGTCACGGCCTGAACCTCGGGTCGCGGGCAATCCGCGCCAGGAATACACGCACCAGCAGGGCGTTATTCATCAGCCGCAGGCGTTCGAGTTGGGCTTGAAAGGTCGTCATGCTGCCCTCTCGAAGTCGTGCAGGTAGTGTGCTGAGGGCTTGCTGCGCTCAAGTTGTTCGATGCGCTTCATGGCGCGGTCGCACTCGGCATCGTCAACCTGACCGATCTTTCCGGCGTGGTGCGCCTGCAAGGCTTCGATTTCTTCGTTGTCAAGCGAAATCAGGTAGTTCATTGCGAACCTCCTGTGTGCTGGACACCCCTGTCCGATAGCCCGCGCGTCATGCGCGGGGTGAATCAAGCCACATTGCGCAAGAGCGCCGCGAGCCGTTCTATTTCGTCGATGCCGTCCATGGCGCGATGCAAGTCCACCCACTGGCGCAACAGGTTCGTTCCCGTTGCCCCGCATAGCGGATCAATCAACCGATCCGGAATTCCGCGCTTGCCGCTTTGCAGGCGCGACACGTAGCCGCGCGACTTGCCTACGCACGCCGCGACGTAATCGAGTTTGTGATGACCGGCTGCGATGGAAACCGCCAGCGCTTGCGCCGCGGTTTCGCACTGGCCCACCAACGATTGAGGCGCATTGGTGGCCGCGTGATGCACGCCGAAAGCTAGGCCCAAAGCGGCTTGTGGCCCACCGGTTGCAATCGGTTGCCTTGCGTTGCCAACCTCACCAGCGCAAAAATTTTTGCCGTTGGCGGTCACTGGGCTTTCTCCTGCGATTCACCGAAAACGTCGGGACGAAGATCGTGCGGAGTTACAGCGCCGCTTGTGGTGGTTTCGATGGCCCGGCAATGGACTGCTGGAACCTGCCCCGTCCGGCGCCACCGATCCACCGCTTGACGCGGTTGGCCGCAAGCAGCGGCCAGCGCAGAGGCGGATTCGGATGCCTGGATGGCACGAAGTACGGATTGACGAGCGTGGCTAAGTTGTTTCTTGTTCACGCGCCCATTACAACATGGTGTTTCTTATGTTGTCAACCGAAAGTTTGCTAGCGCTGGAAACGCCAAGTTGCGAGCATGCACCTATGTCAGACGCAACGATTCCAGCCACCGTTTCCGGGCGCATCGACTATGTGATGCGCGAGTGCCGCTATCCATCCCAAAGCGCGCTGGCAGACGCACTGGGGCTCAAAAGTAATCAAGTGATCACGAATTGGCGCAGTCGTGACAGCATCGGGCGCGCCGGCCCGAAGCTGCGCGAAGTGACCGGCGTCAGTACCGACTGGATGCAGGGCGGTGTAGGCGAACCCTTTCCGGACGGCCCCATTCCCTACTCTGGCCCGATGCCTACTGATGCCGAAACGCTAGAAAGGATTCAGCGCGGCATGGACGGCATTGGGTTGGCCGTAATCGCCCTTTGCAAGACCGTCAGCGCGAGATCACCAGCCGAAGCACGCGAGCTGCAGGAACGGTTGACGGCAGCGCTTGAGGAACTGGAACGGGCTGGGCGCAAGGCCCCGTTTTTGAAGAACTTGCTAGATACGGTCGCGGGCGATCAATCCAGGTCGCACCCTCATCCTCGCGGAAGGCACGAATGATCCGCGCGTAGGCTTGCATCTCGAGCTCGTGTTGCTTCACGTCGATTCCCCGTTGGTTTGCCGCCCTAAGTGAAGTCGCCCATCGGCTCACCGGCTGCGACGAATAGCCGTGCATCCCTTGAGCCAAGGGCCATGCAGTAATGTGAACGATTGTCACAAATAGTTAACAGGCCACCTCAACCCCGCTTCGGCGGGGTTTTTCGTGCTTGTTGCGATGCACAAAACGCCATGTTGCAATCCATCAAAACTTTTTGTTGACAACGCGGAAACGGCGTGTTTCAATAGCTCCCGTCGCAGCAAACGGGAGTCGGGAACATGAGCAAATTGACGGTCGAACAGGTGGCAAAGCGGTTCGGGGTTTCAGTGGCATCACTCGCGCGGCATTACGAGTACGCCGCAGACGACATGCGGGACATCGCGGCCCGCGCGTCCATCTCGCCAAACGGGAAGCACCGCAACTACACCGAAGCGCACGCGCTGGAACTTGCCGACGACATGGCGAAGCGTGCGGCTAACGCGAGGGCCGCGTGAATGAGCTGGCTCTTTTCGCGGGCATTGGTGGCGGCGTACTCGCCGGAAAGCTGCTCGGATGGCGCACCGTCTGCGCAGTTGAACGTGATGCCTACGCCGCAGCCGTTCTGGCGCATCGGCAGAACGAAGGGAACGGACAAGGCCGCATTCTCGATCCCTTCCCAATTTGGTCTGACGTGCGAACGTTTGACGGCAGACCGTGGCGCGGAATTGTTGATGTCGTATCTGGCGGCTTTCCCTGCCAAGACATCAGCGTTGCCGGAAGCAAGCAAGGACTTGACGGCGAGCGCAGCGGATTGTGGGTGGAAATGGCCCGCATCATTCGCGAAGTACGACCCGCGTTCGCGT